GGCTCTTTGAACGTCGGGCTCTGTCACTTCAACGCCAGGCAGTCGGCCGAGAAGTGGGCGGAGCTGGTCAAGCGCTGGTGCTTCGATCGCGTCGAGAAGATCGCCGACGGACCCCTCGCGCCCAACGTGTTCGCCGATCAGATGTACCTCGAATGGCTCGTGCGCGGCGGCGATGCGATCGTGATCAAGAACGAAGCCGCGATGGTCGGGCCATGGAATGTAAACGCGAGGTCGCTGTGGGTTCAGGACGGCGTCCCGCACTTCGGAGGTCGACCGATCGGGTTCTACCATTTCAGCGCCCTGCAACTGGGTCCGCACGGTCAGTGGTCCCCCAGTCGTCCCGAGTACCAAGTGTCTCAGCGCGCCGTCGACCTGCTCTACACCGAGTACGTCCAAGAACTCGACCGCTATTCGAAGGAGACCCCATGACCCGAGCTCCGAAGACCTGCCGCCGCGCCCACCCCATGAAGGGCGCCAACGTCCGCAAGCAGACCAACAAGCACAAGCGCGCCGACGGCACGATCGCCAAGTACGTGACCCGCATCTGCCTCGCCTGCCGGGACTACCGGGCCGGGAGGAACGCGAAGGGGAAGCCGGTCAAAGACATGCGCTACGGGAGGCGGTGAGCGATGACCAAGAGATTCTGCGACAGTTGCGGAAAGCAGATCGACGACTACGTCTCGCGCTTCCGCGTGGTTATCGAGCGGCATGCTCCGGCGCCAGCGACGACCACACTTGCCAAGGGCGACGTGTGCGCGAGGTGCGTGGATCGGGGTGACGACGGCGTTGGACCCGCCGCGCGACGCGACGGAGGCTCGCTGATGCACCCCGCAGACCTCTCCCGTGCATCGGGCGCCGCGTTCCTGGAGGATCGCGAGAAGCAGAAGACGTGCAAGCACCCGCGGCTGGACAAGCACCGGTCGACCGCGTGTCCGGACTGCAACCTCGTGCAGTGGGCGGCGGTGTCGGATGGGAGCTTCGCCCTGGGGCTCAAGCAGGCGTACTTCCCGAGCGACAAGGAGTTGGAAAGGATGTTCAAGCGATGAGCGACTACAAGGCATGGCTGGCGTTTACCTTGCTCATCTTCGCGGTGGTCTGGGGCTTCGGCTACTTGCAGACCCGCGCGCGCGTGGCCGCGCAGGCCGAGTGCGTGAGGGCCGGGCGCACGGTGACCGAGTGCAAGGAGATTCGCTGATGGCCAAGATCGCGGTGGTGATCCCGAGCCGCCTGCAGTTCAACCCCGCCTCCCCCGTCGGCCGCCTTTACCTCCACCGCGCCGTTGCCTCGGTGATCCGCCAGACGGTGGCCAAGGACCACGAGATCAAGATCGTCGTGGGCGTGGACGACGACGGGCGCGACCTCAAGGCAGATCTGCCCACGGGCATCGACATCGCGGTGGGCGGGCACAGCCAGGCGGCAGCGGTGAACGCGGCGGCGCAGATGGCGCTCGGGTGGTCGCCGGAGTTGCTCGCCTTCCTGGAGGACGACGACACCTGGCATCACAGCAAGCTGGAATACCAGCTGGCCGCGCTCGCCGACGGGTACGACTTCGTCTCGGCCTCGGCGCGCGAGATCAAGGAGGACGGGGACTACGTGCGCATCAACGATTGGGCAGGGCCCAGTGGCTGGCTCATGCCCACGCAGACCTGGCTCGACGTGGGCCCCTTCGACGAGACGTTCAAGTGGCACGTTGATACCCAGTGGATCGGAATGCTCAACGCTACCGGCAAACGACGCCTCCACTTCGCCGAGGCCGGCGCCGACATCGCGCACGTCGACGAGAACGGCAAGCGCGGCCCCCGTCCCTGGCTCAACAACGTGGGCCAGTTCTCGAAGGTCGCGATGACCGACGGCCTCGGGGAGCCGCTGGTCAACAGGACTATCAACGAGCGCGGGGGCATGTGGAAGATCGCCCACGACCCGACGGCCGCGGCGGAGTCGCACAACGAACACCAGCGGATGTGGCAGACGCTGGGAGCAAGGCTTCCCTGGTGAGCAAGCACATCCCGATCGACGCCGAAACCGACTCGCGGGTTCTCGACTCCGGCCTGATCAAGTGGCGCTGGACGATGCCCTGGGCATGTAGAGGCTGTCAGCGCTTCGGGACTGTCGAGGTGGTTCTTCCCCCGCCCGAGGGCACGCGAGCCGACGACCCGCGCTGGACGACAGCCAGCACCAACGCCGCGATCCAGGAGAACGTGGAACGCGAGCACCACGGGCTGAGCCCCTTCTGCGTGGCCCGCATGCGCGACCGTGTGGTGGGCCGGGTGTACCGGATCAAGGGCGGGGAGAAGGTCTATCTGAGGGCGAAGGGCGAGCGTGAGGAGGACATCAGAACGGCGGACCAGCGGTGGCCGCCGTGGACCCAAGGAGGCTGATGCAATCCGTGTCCACCTCGCAGCACCCGCCCGCCTCCCGCCCCCGGTTCCCCTACCGGTGGCGCACGCGCCAGCAGCTCGCCGACCGCTTCGGCGCGCCATGCCGCATCGTCCCGACGGCCGCCGTGATGCGCAACGCCGCGGGCGACGCCATAGCCTGGGGGTACGGGGCGCACGGGTCCACGAACCGGATGATCGTGGAGTTCGAGGACGGAACCCAGGTCGAGACCACGCGGGGCAGCATCAGGCTGCGAAGGGGGCACAGGTGAGCGCACTCGAAGCCGATCTCGAGGCACTGGCCGACGACGAGGCAGAGCCAGAAGTCGAGGCCGCCTTAGCCGACATTGAGAACCGCATCGCCTTCGAGGTGGAGAGCGCGCGTCGGTACGGGGCGCCGAGCAAGATTCGTGTGCCGGTGCGCTGGTACAAGGCCATGGCGCTGGACCGGGTGGGTCCGATGGTGGTTGGTTCGCCGTTATCCGCCGGCGGCATGTGGTGGATGGGTACCGCGCCGATCGTTCCCGACACGCGCCTACGACGCGAAGCGGTGGTCGAGGTCCGCGAACGGGGCGAGTTGGACAGGCCATTGACATCAGCCCCCGGCGAGGACAAGCGGTCGAGGTAAACGCGCGATGTCCAAGCTCGACGACCTCAACCCCAATCAACGAAAGTTCGTTGCGGAATACATAGTTAGCGGCAACGCGACGCAAGCCGCGATCGCTGCCGGGTACAGCGCCAAGACCGCGGGCTCACAGGGCGAGCGCCTGTTGAGACATGCCGAAATCAGCGGGGCACTTGCGGAGGCGCGCGCCAAGCTCGAGATCAAGACCGAGATCACCCAGGAGCGTGTGCTGGCCGAGCTCGCGCTGCTGGCCTTCTCGAGCGTGGACCACTACGAGGTCGACGAGCTGGGCAACGTCACAGCCAAGGCCGACGCCCCCAAGGGCGCGATGCGGGCGATCAGCAGTATCAAGCGTAAGACGTTCACCACGAAGGACGGAGACGTGAGCCGCGAGGTGGAGATCAAGCTGTGGGACAAGCCGGGGCCACTGAAGCTGGCCGGCAAGCACGTGGGGCTGTTCGCCGAGAAGGTGGAGATCTCGACGTCGGACGACAAGCCGATCGGGATCATCATCGCGGGCCAGATGCCCGTCCCGCCCGAGCTCGCGGGGGGCGCGGCGCCCGGGCCCGAGACCACGACGACATGGGCCGGGCAGGGACAGCCGCAGGGGCCGAAGGAGGACACGTGATCGAGAACAAGCAGAGGCACGAGCTGGAGTGGCTCAAGGAGGACGCCCTGAGGGTTGGTCCGGGACGTGAGCCGAAGTTCGTCGACACGTGGCACTGCAAGCGTTGCGATGGGTACTGGAGATCCATCCGGTCTCAAGTGCCTGGCGTTGACCAAGAACGCGCGCGCGAACTCGGACTGGGCGACGTCATGGAGTATCTCGACGCCGACCCGTGCAAGGCGCCCGCCTCCGCAACCGCCGAGGCCATCGCAGCGGCGAGCCGGCCTGCCCCGTTGACGATCGAGGTCAAAATGCCGTTCGGCGATCGGTACGATATCGGCAGAGCCGTCAGCGAGGCGCTCGCCGACTACCACCGGCAGACGTGGCAGATGCCATCCAGCGACCCCGGCGACGAGCAACCGGCCGGCCCGAGCGTCGAACTCGACAAGGTGGTCACCGTTCGCGCGACCTACCCGTTTGCGTCGGACGAGCAGACCACGCCGCGCCCCACGTTCCCAGCGACCGACGCGCGGGTGTCGATTGGCGGGCGTGACGTTCCGTTCCCGTCCGACCCCATCACCATTCCCCCGTCCCGCCCCTGCTACGTCTGCGGTGCTGATACCGGCGTGACCCGCGAGGGCGTGCCCCTGTGCGTGGGGTGCCGGTGAAGCGGCGCGAGGACTATGTGATGGCCGACGGCACCCTCGTGCACTGGATCTACGATGAGCAGGGCCGCTGCTTCGGGTGGGAGTTCGTGTTCGTGGGGCCGCTCCAGAAAACGTGTCTGCACGGCTACCCGAGCTGCTGCGCGTGGTGCCGGTGATGAGGCACGACTGGCAACCGATGGCCGTGGTGAGCGACGATCGCGTCTTCCAGTGCCAGAGGTGCTTTCACAAGGTGAGTGTGGCGGGCATGGCGCTGGCTGTCGATCCCGACGCCGCTGCGAAAGCGATGGCGCGCGAGGACGCTAAAGCTACGGTATTGCCCTGTAAACCACCGTGCCAGCACACAAGGACCGAAGAGAAGTTGACCGCGACGATCTGCGCCGACTGCCGGCACGTGCTGGTGGATAGGTCGCCGGGATGGTGAACGTGACGCCGGTCGACCTCGACTTCGTGCACCAGCGCGCCAACCACGAGGGAGACAAGCTGGGCACGCTCGTGACGGGCGGGTGCTTGTGCAGGTACCGATACCTGGACGACAAGGTCTACTCGTCGAAGGTCTGGTTTGGCGCGGTGGTGGCCGAGATGGATGAGTTCGTCGTCCCCTCGTCCTGGATGGCGCTGTGAGCGACGCTCGCGTGGTCACCTTGCCCGTGCCGTTCAGCAAGCATGGGCCCAAGTGCTACGCCTGCGACGCGATCCTCGACAGGGTCGGGCCCGGCGAGGTGCCGCTGTGCCTCAAGTGCCGGGGCAGGGACGGGGAGAAGACGCCGACCTACGCTGATGCGTTCGCCCCGTGCCTGGACAGCCCGCTTCTCGGTGTCATCGAGCGCGACCTAGATGCGTGCTTGGCCGCCATTGGCGTGGGGATCGCGTCGGCCGCGCACGCCGCCTACAACGATCCTGGCGTCCTCGAGTCGTACTACGCCGCGCGCCGTAGGCACGTCGGCGATCTCGAAGAACTCGGCGACGGGTCGGAGGACGAGGACTAGATGGCCCACCACAAGCGCAAGCGCCCCAAGCATCAGCGTGGAGGCTGCTTGTTTTGCAAGCCGCAGAAGGACGAGCGTGGTAGTTCCGAGCCGGCCGATCCGCCCTCGGCGCGCCGACGCATGCAGGACACGATCCCGCGGCTCCAATCTTTCCGTCAGCGCACGAATACCCCCAGACCTGACCAGCTCGCGCGCGAGGGCGCCCCTGCGGGCTCACCGCGGAGACTGGGCATCGATGGCGACTAGGGGCGCTGGCCGACGACATAGCGCAAGCCGCGTCCGAGATGGGGCCGGCGAGCGTGTTCGAGAAACGCGTGAGAACGGGGGTCCTAAGGGCGCTGTGCCGCCGTAGGCGCTTCCATCCAACCAAGGAGCACGACCATGCCCGAGAAGATCAGCGACGGAGACAGACTGAGGCGGCTGGCCAAGCTACTGCAGGCAGCGAGCGAATTTCACCCGAACGATGCGCGGTCGCTTGAGGTGGGCTTTCTCGACGACGTAGTTGCAATTCGAGATGGCTGCACTCTGTGGCAAGGCAAGACGCTGGCTGCCGCCATGGAGAAAGCGGAGGCGAGCATCGTGACCGACGTTCGGGTGCGCGTGGGGCAAGCCCGATCGCATCTGGCGGCGCAGGAGGCCATGATGCGCATGGTGGAAGAGGCTCTGGCGCCGTAGAAGCGCGCCCATGACCCGCAAGCCCCGCACCCTCACCCCCTGGCGCCAGGAGCGCATCGAAGCCGTCCGGCGCGCCCTGGCGCACCCCGAGCCACCGCCCCGCGACGAGCGCGACAAGGCAGAGGCCGAGGCCGCACGCACGGAGCGGCGGCAAGTGCGGTTCGGGCCGAGGACGGGGGGCGCATGACCGACGACAACGGCACCCCCCGCGGTCGCATCCTCGAAGCCGTCCTGATCGCGGTGCTCACCGCGGCGGGTACCAAACTCGTCGAGGCCTTGGCCGAGCGTCTGGCGAAGCGCCCTAAGAAACGGCGCAAGCGGCGCCGCCCGCCCGACGTGCCCGAGGAAGAGGGCGCCTACCAGCCCGACCCGCTCTATCCCAACGACCCCTGGCACGTGTACCCGGTCAACGAAGGCCACTTCACCGACGGCGAGCCCTGCTGGTGCAAGCCCACCATCGAGGTTCAGCCGGGCGGGGGCAGAGTCATCATCCACCGCGGCCAGGTGGCGTAGCTGTGGGCGGGCAGGTGCTGCATCTCGACCTGTTCGCCGGGGACAGGCTCCACCCGCACGCCTATCGGTTCTTCATGGACAAGTCGCGGTTCTGTCTGGCCCTGGCCGGCACCCGCGGCGCGAAGACCTACACAGGGGCCAAGCGCTTCTGGGACATGGTCTGGATGCGCGATTGGCCGCGTCTGGCCGGCCTGCCCTACAACCCTGGCGCTGCGCGCAAGGGTACAGCGCTCTGGTGGGACCGCCGGCCGCGGGGGCACTATTGGGTCGTTGCTCCCGAGCACCAGCTTCTGGCCGAGCCCAAGCGCTACCTTCTGCAGTTTCTCCCCCCCGAGCTGCTCGACCACGCCGACAATACCGCCGGACGTTGGTGGCTCAAGGGCGACATCCTGATCGAGTTTAAGTCGGCCCACGACCCGAAGATGCTGGTCAGCGTCGGTCTCAACGGCCTCTGGCTCGACGAGGCCGACCGCATGAAGGCTGACGCCTGGCACGGCAACCTCCGAGCCCGCGTGGCCGACAAGGGCGGCTGGGTGCAGGCCACCACCACCCCCATCGGTCGCGCCTGGACCTACAACGCCTTCGAGAAGCCCGCCCTGGACGGCGTCCCGGGCTACGGCTACCACACCTGGCGCACTGTCGATAACACCCGGCTCCCGAGCATCGCGACCGAGGCCGAGGACGCCAAAGCCCGCCTCCCGCCGCAGTACTACAAGCGGGAGTTCGAGGCAAGCCGCGACGCGTTCATCGGGCAGGTATTCGCCGACTTCGACCCGCACACCATGGTCAAGCCCCTGCCGAAGGACGTGGTGCTCTACACCCGCGCCGGCGGGCAGGACTGGGGCTTCAGCCACCCGGGCGCGGCGATCGTGGTTGGGGCGACATCCCGCGACCTGCGCCAGGCGAGCGTGTGGGTGGTCGACGAGCACTACGAGCGGGGCCGGCTGGTAGAGGACAAGTGGATCCCGCGCGTCCTCGAGCTCAACGCGCGCTGGAAGTTCAACGACTGGAGCTGCGACCCCGAGGCGCCCGACGACATCGCCCGGTACAAGAACGCCGGCATCCACGCCTTCGGGCACCGCAACTTCACCGCCTCCAAGTACGACGAGCACCAGCGCAGCGTAAAGGCCGGTATCCGCCTCCTGGCCTCCCTCATGTTCCAGGGGCGATTCTTCGTGGACCCGCGCTGCAAGAACTTGATCGAGGAGCTGAAATCGTACCGCTGGAAGACGGCCAAAGGCGCGGTGGGCGAGGAGGAATCGCTCGTGGAGGAGCCCGACTCGAATCAGCCGGACCACGCGATCGACTCGTGCCGCTACGCGGTGACGTCTCTGCTCAGGGGCGCCAACTTCGAGGCGCTGGGGATCGCGGCTTGAAGGGTACCGGCTTCCTACCTGCGGCCGGCGCGCAACCACGGACCGCCGAGGCGGGGGAGGGCCGTAGGTAGGTTACCCTCCAGGGTGGCGATTTGAGCCACCAGCTTGACATCTCCCACGTGAGAGGACAAGCGGTCGACGTGGCGTGATCCTCAACCTCGTCCCGGGCATTTTAGACAAGCCCAACATCCCGGGCTCGATCTCCTACCGGCACCCCGACTACCAGTCGCGCTGGTGGTGGCGGGAGTTCTACCGGATCTCCTACCTGGGCGGTCGCGAGTACTACCGCCCGAGCCGCATCACCGTCGACTACCAGGAGCCCGTCTTGGTCGTCCGCACGGCGGAGGGCCAACTGCCCGCGACGGCGCAGGCGGTCTCGTACGACATCAACAACCAGGCCATCGGGTCGGTGCTGTTCCGGCACAACCGTGAGAAGTCGTGGGAGTTCGAGAATCGCCGCAAGCGTAGCCACTACCTCAACTTCATCCGCCCGATCGTCAAGAGCCTCGTCTCCCACGCGATGAAGAAAGCACCCTCCCGTGAGGGCCCCGACGCGCTCAAGGAATTCTGGGACGGCGTTGACTGCGAGCGCGAGGAGACCATCGGCGACTTCGTGCGCGACGGCAGCCGCTGGGCCC